TACTAACAAAGAAAGATTTAGAGGACATTACATAGCACCATTTTATAGAATGGCTAAATTAATTAGCTGGGATTATTGTAGGGAGTTTTGTAAAAATATACCTGGCGTACAATTTAATCAAAGTGAATTGCGTGTAGATTTTCCTAATGGCGCTAGAATACAATTAGCTGGATCTGAAGCTGGTGGTGGTGATGGTGGTAAACTAAGAGGTCAATATAGTGACTTTGCAGTATTAGATGAAGTAGCAATGATGCCACCAAACTTTTGGACTATGGTAGTTAGACCAATGTTAGCAGACAGAAAAGGTGGTGCATGGTTTATATCTACACCACAAGGGCATAATGCTTTTTATGATTTATTTAGATATGCTACAGAACAAGATGACCCAGAATGGTTAGGCGTTAGATTTAAGGCAAGTCAAACAAACATAATAGACAAAGAAGAATTAAAAGCTGCGCAAAGATTAATGTCTAGAGATGCGTTCTTACAGGAATTTGAAACAAGTTTTAGTGCTGCTATTGTAGGTGCATATTATGCTGATGAATTACAACAAATGGCAGATGATGAAAGAATATGTTCTGTACCATATGAAGCAGCTGTACCAGTTCATACTGCCTGGGATTTAGGCGTATCAGATGCAACAGCTATTGTATGTTTTCAATTAGTTGGAAGAGAAATAAGAATAATAGATTACTACGAAAGTTCTGGTGTTGGTCTACAACATTATTTTAAATGGATAAAAGAACAACCATATGTGTGGGGAGAACATATATTACCACATGATATAAAAGTGAGAGAACTAGGTAGTGGTAGAACTAGATTAGAAACATTGCAATCATTTGGAATTAATCCAACAATATTACCTAATGAAAGTGTAGAAGATGGTATAAATGCTGTGAGAGGTATTTTATCCAGGGTTTACATAGATCAAAAAAAATGTGATAGACTTATACAAGCATTAAGACAATACAGAGCAGAATACGATCAAAGATTAGGAACATTGAAATCAAAACCATTCCACGGTTGGGAAAGTCACGCAGCAGATGCTGTTAGATATATGGCAATGGGTTTACCAGCTGGTGGATCTTTTGGAACTGATTGGGGAAATAAACCAAATATAGACAATTCATGGATAGTATAATGGATGACTTAAAAATAATAGGATCATTAAAAGCTGAAATGCGTGACACTATTGGTTACGATGCAGATGAACTTATTGAAAGAAGAACTGAAAATTTAAAACGCTACGAAGGTGAGTTAATTGGTGACGAAAGATTTGGTAGATCACAAGTTATCACCAGGGATGTATTAGAAACTGTAGAAGGTGTAATGCCATTTTTTATGCGTGTATTTTACTCAAGTGATGATGTAGTAAAATTTGAACCAGTTGCTGATGATGACATTGAACTAGCAGATCAAATGACACAATTTGCAAACCATGTATTAAAAAAACAAAATGAAGGTTTTAATATTATACATACATGGGTAAAAGATGCGCTTATAAGTGATATGGGTGCTGTAAAATATTATTATGATACACAAGAAGAAACACAAGTTGTATACTACGAAAATTTAACTGATGAAGAATTAACTGCATTAGAATTAGATTTTGTAAAAGACGTTGTAGAACATACAGAAAGAGAAAATCCAGAAGCTGTTCCAGAACCAATATTTGATGAAGCTGGTAATATCACAGATTATACACAGCCAAAATTACATGACATTAAATGCAGAAAAACTAAACCAAGAAATAAAATAAAAATAGAAAATGTACCACCAGAAGAAATAATGGTATCTCGCAAAGCCAGGAATATGAACCTGGATGATTGTCCATATTTAGGACATAGAGTTAGAAAAACTGTATCAGATTTAATAGCTATGGGTTTTGATAGTGAAAAAGTTTTAAGTATTCCATATGGTGCAGATGAATATGACACTGACGAAAGACTTGAAAGATTTGATGATACAAATACTGCAAACGACAAAAAAGATACAGTAGATCCATATTCAAGAACAGTTTATGTAATTGAGCATTACATAAGATTAGACACTGACGGTGATGAATATGCAGAACTATTAAAAATAGTCACTGCTGGTGGCTATGACGCAATGGAGATCCTGGACATACAAGAAGTAAATGAAATACCATTTGCATTGTTTTCTCCCATTATGCTTCCACACAGAGTATATGGTCTAGGTGTTGCGACATTAGCCACTGAAATAGAAAAGCTGCACACAGCATTATTAAGACAGATGATGGATAGTCTTTACTTATCTACATCACCAAGAATGTTAGCAGTTGATAACCAGGTAAATATAGACGATTTATTAACAGCAGAAGTTGGTGGTATCGTAAGGGCAAAAAGATTAGATGCTGTAAGAGAATTACCAGTAAGTGATGTTTCAAGGCAAGCAATGCCAATGATGCAAATGCTTGAAAAGATGAGAGCGCAAAGAACTGGTGTTAATCAAATGGCTATGACATTAGATCCTACAATAGCACAAAACGAAACAGCAACTGCTGCACGTATTAATAATGATGCTGCTAGTGCAAGATTAGAACTTATGGCACAAACATATGCCGAAACAGGATTAAAGAGATTAGTCAAAGGTATATGTAAACTAGGATCAATGCACTATGACGAAGAAATGATGATACGTTTAAAAGGTAGTGCAGTAAAAATGAACCCTAGACAATTTAATTTAGAATTAGATTTATCAGTAAATGTTGGACTTGCTGGAAACAGGGAAAGACAAATACAAATGATGAATATGCTTATAGCTGATATGGGTAATATTTTTCAGTTAGGTGGTGCTGATAATATGATTGTAAATCCTGTTAATGTTTACCAGGCAGCTTTAGCAAAAGCTGATGCAATGGGTATTAAAGGCGCTGAAAGATTTTTTACAGATCCAGAACCTATGATGCAACAAGCAGCTGAAATGGCACAAAATCAACCACCACAAGAAAGTCCAGAAGAAAAACTAGCTAATGCACAAACAGAAGCAGCACGTATTGAAGGAATTACAGCATTACAAAGAATAAAGTTAGACGCAGAAAAAGCTATGGAAGATATAAGACTTAAGGAAAGAGAACTTGAAAGAAAAGAAAAAGAATTAGAAGTTAAAGCTGCTGCAATAGATGAAGACCAGGATATTAAACGTGAAGGTTACATGAAGGACATTAAGATAGCAGAGTTAAAAAATGGGTAGTCCAGACGTAAGAAATTTATTAACTGAAATACTGACAGAACAAGCTGGTGGCGTATATACACCATATACACCTACAATGGATAGGTTAGTTCCAACAGATCAAACAACCAAAGAAAAGATTACTGGTTTCTTAGGAGAAAATATTTTTGGAGGTGGTAGATCTGGTCAACGGCAAGCGCAAAACATAATGGATTTTGCTGACTTCACACCATTGTCACCATTGTATAATGCACCACAGGCATTTATGGATATCCAAGAAGCTGGTGGTTTGTTTAATCCAAAAGCAGCAGCAATGCCAGCAATATTATTAGGAGCTGAATTATCTGGTACTGGTGGTCTTGCAAAAGGCGCTGCAAAAAAAGCAAAAAATATATATGATGCTGCACCATTTAGTAAACCAGAATATAAAGGCGCTGCACCAGACAGAAGTACATTTACATATTTAAGATATAAACCTAAAAACTTATCACCCAGGATGGTATCAGCATTAGACGCAATAAACGCACCTAACAGTAAATTTAAAGCAGAAATGATTGAAGACATAAAAAGAGGTCAAGAGTTAGGTGGTGACAGTTGGTATAATACTGAAGAGTTAAGAGATTGGTTTGTAAATGAATTGGGTGAAAAAGCTGGTGATGCACACTGGCGACATTTTATGAGTTTGATGGGTACAACGTCACCTGGATCTAAAGTTGATGCAAACATAGGTAATGCTGCATATGTCAGAAAAAGATTACTTGATAATGAAATAGTACCAGGAACTAATAAAACTTATTTTCAAGCATTAAAGGATGTTACAAAATTAGAGGATGCACAAATATTAGCTAAAACTAGAGCAGAAGGTTTTGGTCATAAAACTGGTGGAGCGCAAGAAATGGCTACAGCACGATATGTGCAAGGTGAATATTTACCAGGAACAGAACCTGGAGTAGCGCCAACAAAATCAAGTTTAGTAACAAATCCAAAGCCAAAAGGTTTTACACAAAGTCTTATAGGCAATCAAACGAATATAGCAGCAGATTTACACTTTACCAGGTACATGGCAATGGCATCTGGCAGTCCAGATTGGTTAGGTAATAGTGCAGACGTAGGTAAAGAATTTAAAGAAAATTTATTAAAACAGTTTCCA